TTTTTTCCATCCTTAAAACATCTTTATCCCTCAAGAAGGGACTTAAAAACTCAGATTTAAATTAGTTTCTCCAAACTAATTATGAGCTGTTAATTGATTGCGTGGTTTCAATTGGCAGCTCTATTGTATTTGACATTACATTTTACATTAGGTATTATTATCAATAACAAATTTTAGGGAGGTCTATAATAATGGACAAAGAAAAATACATACTAGATGTTTTCATTAGCGTCATTGAAGTTGACGAGCGTGGGACAAAAGTTAAGGAGCATTTCTTTAAGCACAAAGACCTTAATGACAAAGCTCTTAACGCAGTTAAAGAAGATGTAGATTATCTTCTTATAAAAAAAAATGAAAAGGGGGGTTGGTAATGGATATTCATACTGAAGCATGGTTAGAAGACCGAGCAGAACAATATCATGAAGAAGGTCTAGATTGGAAAGATGCTTGTATTCAAGCAAAAGAAGATTTAGAAAATGGCAATTATGAAATGCCAGATTATGAGCCAGAAGATATTGGTGAAGATTGGAGAGAGATATGATTAAAGAAACTATAGAAGAATATGTAAACAAAACTCAAGACCACACAACAACAAAAGGTAAATTCAAATATCTTTATGACACTCTAAAGACTTTGACAAAAGTATTAGAATCACATACAGATAATTTTGATGGCATACAAAAGTGTTTTGATGAAATTCATAAGGGAATGGGATTGATGCGAGAGATGAATGAATCATTGTCAAAAAGAATTGAGTTTCTGGAAAGGCAGGGGGAACAAGATGGCTACAGAAATTGATACAACAACTTTAGACAGATGGTTAAAGCTTAAATCACATTCAGAATATTCTCAGATAATGGTGTGGCAAGGTGTAATGACCAGAAGTCCAGAAGAGTTTGAAAGGTTTGCAAAAACAAAACTTAACATTCGAGTTAAATTTTTGACACAATATAAAACTCTTAAAACAAGTGGTCGCCAAGCAAGTGGCGGTCGCAACGATATTTTGTTTGCAATTCATGAAAAAGATATTTCTGAATTTGCAATCAAAAGATTGACACTAGAATTTCCACCGTCATGGTTCGAGGATTACTATGACCACAATAAAGAACTAATCCCAAATTTAATTAAAAGGAAGGTAAAAAAACAATGGTAAATAAAAATGAGGAAGTAAAACCATACAGAGTAAAAGGTAAATCTGCTGAAGAAGTTAGAGCATATTTTAGGGAAAGAGCAAAAGCTTATTATAACAAACACAGAGATAAAATTTTGCAATACACTAAAAAATATTATGAGGATAATAAGGAAGCAATATCTGATTATAAAAAAGACTGGTATCAAACAAATAAAGCATCAGTTAGAAAGCAACAAACAGATTATTTAAATTCAACTGATGAGGAACAAGGTCTTACAAAACGCCAGGTAAGACAAAAAAAATTAAGAGAGAAGTATCAGTCAGACCCAGAATATCGTGCCAAGGTCTTAGCAGTACAGGCAGAGCATAGAGAAAAGAATAGACAAAAAAACAGAGCATATATGAAAGAGTATATGAAAAATTATAGAAAAAAAGATAAATAAATATTTGACATTTATAATATATAGTGTATTATTTATAGTATCTTATTTAAAGGGAAGGTAAAGATTATGGTTAAGTTAGAAGACAAAGTAGTAGCAACAGTAGTAGTTGCAATGGGTCATGCGCAGTTCAATATGGACTTCGCTGACTTTTGTGATTACTGTTGCAAATGGCGTGGCAGTTCTAAAGACTGCTATGCAAAAGAAAAGTTTCATAAATTCCAAAAGGAAGGTATTGAATCTTTAGCATGGGCAGACAAAGCATTAGCAGGTCTGGTCAATGGTATTGTCAGTTGGTATGAAGACAAATGTCATGAGCAAGTTGACAGAATTGTAGGTCGTATCAACTACGATAACAATGCCGATATCTCGGCAGAGGGGGGAAGATAATATGGAAGAAACACACATGATGGCAAAAAAAATAATTGAGAAGGCAATGAATGATTTGGTTGAACTAAGGGATAATCCAAATAGAGAAGATAGGTTGAAAGATATTGTAAAATTAACAGAAAACAATAAGTTTCTTAATGGAACAATTAGTCATTTAAATGTTCAATTAAAATGTTACTTAGAGGGGATGAAGAGATATGAGTTATAAAGGACCGTTTGAATTAAGCACAATGTATGACCATCATCCAGATGCAGAGTCAACTACAGTATTTCAAAGAGCTAGGATTTTGCATACAGCAAAACATATGTTTACTGCTGATTGGCATACTTATGAACAAGTAAGGTCATTCTTTGACACAGAAATTACACAAGCTGCATTTTGGAATCAGCTAGAGGGGGTGCAAGATGGGTCAAGGTAATAAAGGTGCAAGTGCATTTACTAGAATGAAAAAGGCAGGTGTTATTCGTAGTAAAGGGAAGAAGCAAAAGCTCAGCAGAATACAATTATCAATGCACCAAGCTAACATGAAAAATCCAAATAGGAAGAGGGGGTAATTATGACAGTTCAAGAATTAATTAATAAGTTACAAGAAGTAAACAGAAAAAATAAAGATGTAGTTGTTTATGTCTCATCTTTGAAAGATGACATCACAATGGATGATTGGTGTGACACTTTTCAAGTTGATGATGTAGACCTAGAAGATGACTTTGAAGTTACACTACAAGTCAGCAGTCAAAAAGAATATTTTAAATCACACAAGGGAGAAGATAATGATAACAATAGATAAGGCAACACAACCACCAAAGAATGATTATGAGGCATTTAGATTAGGATTGTTCCTGGTCTCATTAGCCGCAAACAAATTAGTATCACCAGATAAAGATAAGGTCAATGCAGCATGGGATAAAGTAAACAGTATAAAGCCCAGCTTGACAACAGAAGAAATAGAAAGGGCATTTGATGAGACTGATATTCTCTTGGAAGAATTCAGGGTCACAAATAATCTAGGGGGTTCAAAACATTGAGGGGGTCAAAAACATCAGGGGGGTCAAATAAGACCTCACAAGTTAAAAAGGGTAAGCAAATACAGAATGTAAACTGGACTTTGCCTTGGTTAGACAAAACAAAAGGTAAGAGGGGTTATAGTACATTAAAAGCCCTTAAACAGGTTGAAAAAGACCGCATTTAGAAACTAATAGTATAAGGAAAGTATATAAAGTGAATATAAGCCAATATAAGGATTACAGGGGGTTAAGATACATAAAGTATAGAAAGTTTATACATATAGCTTATATAGTACCTTAATTCTCTTCTGAGAGGGTGTTTAGGCATTATACTTTGCATACAATAGTTGCGATTAAAATAAATTGAGGCGGAAAAAAAAATAACAATAGTCGCGATAAAAAAATTTGGCAATAGTTGCGATGAAGGACAATAGTCGCGCAGGGACAATAGTCGCGATTTTGAGATGAGTGGTATATAAAAGAAATCGATATCTATTTAGTAAGCAGTAACCAAAAAGATACTGTTGGACATTGTGGACCTGTTAGGGTTATATTAAATTTCTAGGAATAAGACCCTAGAAGATTCCAGGGTCTCAGATTTTCCACGGTCGTGGATTATAAAGATTTTAGATTTTCATCTATATGCTTATCTAGATAATTCAATCCATCAAATACTGGATTACCTTTCCCTATATCATCAACTTTGATATAAAGCTCATTGACAACTTCAAGAACTCTATCGTTAAATTTATAACGGTCAAAGTTTGGATTAGGTTTTAATTTTTCGAACTCTAGAAAGATTGACATTACTTTTAAAAGTTCACTTTTGATATGGGCTTCCCTAGATTCTGGAGTTTGTAAAACTTTATACAAATCAGATTTCAAAGCGTGTCCCATAAAGACGCCGATTTCTCGGGCGGCTAGTTCATAATATTTTTTAGTTAACATATTGTGTACCTCACTTGTAAATTAAATCTTGTATTAAATGATCAAATTCAATTACTTAATTTACATTTAATATATTTTTTTTTGAGCAGTTTAAAGACATGCTCAGGTCTTGGGTCTTAGTATTTTATTTTATCTAGAATGTTGAGTAACTCTTCTTGTTGCTCAAAATCTAAATTATCAATGACTTCTAAATCAACAGCATTTAAAAACTTATCGTTTAAATCTTGTTGAATTTCTTTATCTAAGTCATTGAAGTCGTCGTTGAATTCTTCGTCTCTCATTTTGCCTCCTCATCTTTTAAAAGATTTAATGTGACTTTGTCTACGGTCGCTAGTTCGTCTTTTAGTTTTTGATAATCCCGACCTTTGGGGAAATCTTTAAGCGTTGTACTACCGATTTTATTCGGTCGCTCCCTTAAGACAATGCAACCAATGACTAGAAGAAATTCAGATAGGCGAATTGATATTTCTATCTTTCGCCCATCCTTTTTAAAACTTAGCAATCTCTTAAGTGTTGCTTAAGGTCTTCAAGTTCATCTTCAACTTCTCGACTTCTTGAGTCTGCCTCTTCAACAGTATACTCAACGTCTTGAACTTTCGACTCTAACTCTTCAAGCTCATAACGTAAGTCATTGATTTCGTCAGGGTCAATGTTATCAGTTTTATATTCTAGGTCATTAATCCTATCGTATAAATCGTCAAAGTGATTTTCCAGTTCTTGATGAACACAATCAAAAAGAAGCTTACCAAGTTCCTTAAGTTTTCCCTCGGCTTGTTGAGTTCTTCTATATTGATTTTGAAGCCTAGCCTCTAAAGTGTTAATGTCTTTTGCTTTCTCGAATGAGTCAGCATATTGTATTCTTATTTTGTTTATTAACTTTTCATTTTCCATTTTTAATTTCTCCAAATTAATTTTTTTTTGAAAGAATAATTTTTTGGCTTTCGCGTTCTGCTTTTTGTTCTCGGGTGTTCCACGTGGAATCCCTAACCTCTATCTGACACCACACGTTGGACGTTGCATGGGCTTTCTTGTCAATGGGCTTTGGAGTCTTGGGGGTTCTTTCTTTCCCTTTGCTCGCCTTGTCTTCAGTATCTAACTGGTTTCTTTTTTCTGTTTCATTCTCAACCCTCACTATTAAAGATATCATATTGAGCTATATAGTCAAGTAATTATTTTATATTTATTTAATTATTTTTTTTTTCTAAATCAGATTATTTTTTATTTGTCAAGTGCTTATATTACAAAAATAAATATTCATGGATGGATTGGTTTCGATTGCATTCTTCCCATTTAGATAATTTCTAATTCGCCACTATACTTTGATTAGTGTTTACTTATACTGTAATTTAAAGTAAAATGATTTGAAATGGGACTCATAGAAAAACTAACAAAAAATCAAGCCAAAGATAATAAGCCGCCTAAGATGGTTGAACTAGCTGTCAATGAATCTAACATTTATTCGTCAGGTATGTTCACTAAGTACAATCCTGATTCTTTAGTTGGAAGGAAAGGATTAATTGTATATGACAAAATGAGAATTGATGATACTGTGAAGTCATCTTTGATTCTTAAGAAGTATGCTGTACTAGCTCCAAACTTTAAGATAGTACCTGCTACTGATTCAGCAGAAGATGTAGAGGTGGCAAAATTTGTTGAATATTGTTTTGAAAGTATGCAAGGGTCTATATATGATTCTATATTACAAATCCTAACTGCACTTGACTATGGATATTCCGTGAGCGAAATCAACTACGCTCAAATTGAAGAAGGTGAGTTTGCAGGAAAGATTGGACTCGCATCCTTAAAGACAAAATATCCTCACAACTATATGTTTGATGTAGATAAGTATTCAAACATAAAAGATAATGGTTTGGTTTATACAGCAGAAGGTATGGAGAAAAAATTACCAACAAATAAATTTTTAATTTATTCATATCAGAAAGAATTTGGTAATCCCTATGGTAATTCAGATTTAAGGTCTGCTTATCGTGGCTACTGGTCAAAAGATGTACTTATTAAGTTTTGGAATATTTATTTAGAAAGATATGCTATGCCAACAGTTGTTGGTGAGTATGCAAGTAATGATGCAGGGTCAATAGGCAACCTAAGAAAGATATTGGACAACCTTACTGCTAAGACAGCAATATCACATAGAATGGGTGAGTTCGATATAAAATTATTAGAGTCACAAAGAAACAGTACAAATGAATATAGAGACGCCTTGAACTTTTATAACAAGATGATAGCTCGTAGCATACTGATACCAGACAGATTGTTTGCTGAAGGTGAGACTGGAGCTTATGCACAATCTAAAATACATTTTGATGTATTCCTTTGGGTTGTAGAAAAATTAAGACAAGACATGGAAGAGATTGTTATGAAAGAACAATTGTTAAAAAGGTTGATAGGTTTTAATTATCAGAATGTAAAAAAGATGCCTAGCTTTAAATTCAATCCTTTAACAGATGAGCAACGACTTGCATTGAACGAAATGTTTATCAATGCAGTATCTAAAGGAGTTGTTTCTTCTACAGAAGATGATGAGAACTACATTAGAGAAAGTCTTAACTTCCCTACAAAAAAAGCAGGTGATGTAGAAGAACCACAAAGAGTAGAAATTAGAGAAGAGGAAGAAGAAAGAGAAGAAGAGGTTGACGAAGAAGAAGAAACGCTTACCTTGAATAATAGCCAAGTAGATTTAAGACCTACTGAAGCTATGGCTAAAGAAGGAGAAAAAGCACTTAAATGGAGAAAAGAATTCGGAAGGGGTGGAACTGCCGTTGGGATTGCTCGAGCAGCACAATTGAAAAACAGAGAGAATCTTTCGCCAAGTACCGTCAAGCGTATGCACAGTTTCTTTTCCCGACACGAAGTAGACAAAAAAGCACAAGGATTCAGACCAGGGGAAAAGGGTTATCCAAGTAATGGAAGAATTGCATGGGCAATGTGGGGTGGAGACCCTGGTCAGTCTTGGGCTAGGTCTAAAAGAAATCAATTGGAAAATCGTCCTAATGCAGATGAGCAAGAGGCAATAGAGTATAGTGCAAGAGATGCAGCTCTTAAAAAGAAAGTAGCTGACCATAACGAAAAGTATGGTGACACAAAAACAAAAAGAACTTCACTAAGGACGCTTCGTTCCGTATATAATCGTGGAATTGGTGCGTATAGAACGAATCCAGGAAGTGTTAGACCAACAGTTAAATCTAAAGAGCAATGGGCATTAGCTAGAGTTAACAGCTTTTTATATGCTCTTAGAAATGGCAGATTCCGTAGTGGCAAACATGATAATGATTTGTTCCCAGCAGGACATCCATTATCATCCAAGAAAAACAATAGTAGATTCCTTGACGAAGTGAAATTAATTATCCAAGAACAAAGAGATTTGTTAAAGGAGTTTATTTCTAAAAAACTTTCTAGAAATGAATTAACAATTTCTTTCATAAAGTCGGGAATCGATTTAAAGAAGAAACAGCTTCTGAAAGATACAATTAAAGAAGAAGTTACAAAAGAATATGATGACCAACAAAAACAATGTGAAGATATCAAGATTGATGCTGTAGTAGATAAGTTCTTATTTGATAAGAACAACCAAGTACAAATGCTTCTCCTTGATAGTGTTCAGAATGACTATGCAGCATCAGATATCTTCAATTACATTGATGATATATATGAGGAAAATGAAAACATAGAAGAATTTTTAGTAAGTTATGAATGTTAACTCATACCAGGTGAACTCTGCTCTTGTAGCAAAAAAACTTTTTAATATAACTTTAACTTCTTTAAGATGTTGCAATTGTAATAAATTACTGGCAAAATACAATACAAAGGGACTTAATGTTCTTGAAATAAAATGTCCGAGATGTCGGACTATAAACGAGGTGTAATATGCCAGGAAAACATGGTAAAGACAAAGAGAAAGACATGGGAGCGCATTTAGACAAAGAAAAAGAAATGGGCGCACATGATAAAGAAAAGGACGAAGAAATGAATCAAGGTCCAGGGTTGCCACCAAGAGAAAGAGAACAAATGATGGCAAAACAAGATTTGTATACCACAGCAGAAAAAGCTATGGCGAAAGCAAAAGAAATGGGCATTGAAGGATTTCATGAACATATACACATTCTTGATGATGAAGAAATGAAAGTTTATATGCCTGGCGAAACACATGAGCAATATATGGAAGCAAAAAGAAAGATGATGGAAGCTCATGAAGATAAAGAAGAAGATATGGGTATGGGTCTTAAAAAAGAAGAAGACATGAGAATTACACCTAGAGACGTACATACTGATAAGCCAATGAAAAGACCTGAAGACACACCTTTGTATTCTCAATCAGATTGTGATTGCGAAGAAAACAAAAGTGTTTGTGATTGTGAACAACAAAAAAATAATTCTTTAGAACAAACTTTTAACATCAATGGTGTAGAAATTTTTTCAGAAGGCGTTTGGAATGGTGATAAATATGGAGCAGAAGATTTAAACTCCATGATAGAAAATTTTGAAGAAACAGGATTCCAACCACCATTAAAGCTAGGACATAACGAAGCACAACCAGAAATGAAAGATGGTCAACCAGCTTTAGGTTATGTAGACAAAATTTATAAAGAAGGTAGTAAGCTCTTAGCTGACTTCAAAGAAATACCTAAAAAGGTATATGAAGCTATGAAAAGAGGTAATTACAAAAGAGTTAGTTCCGAAATATTCTGGAACTATAAAAATAATGGCAAGGTACTCGATAGAGTTCTGAAAGCTGTTGCTTTGCTTGGAGCAGAAGTTCCTGCTGTAACTAATCTGGAATCGATTACAGGATTGTATAGCAAATCTAATGCCGAGCTAAAAATCTATGACAAGGGGGTCGAATTAGTGGAAACATCAAAAGACTACTCACTAGAGGTAGCTAATTTAAAAGAGAAACTTGCAAAAGTTGAATCTGAAAAAGAAGCTGCTGTTTCTGAATTGAATCAGAAAAATGAAGAGATTAAGTCTGAGTCTATTGCACAATTTATTAACGAAGCAAAAGCACAGGGCAAAGTATTACCAGTTTTCGAAGAAGAACTTAAAGCACTTATGTCACACACATCAGATGAAAAAATATACAAGTACACACAAGATGAGAAAGAAGTTGAACTATCTCAATTTGAACTTGTTAAAAAAATATTCTCTTCTATGCCAAAACTTGTAGAGTTATCAGAAGTTTCTGAAGAAGGCGAATTACCAGAAGGTTATACCAATGCTGGTGAAGAAGCTGACAGAAGAGCTAAGGTATATTTACAAAAAGGCAAAGCTGAAACTTACAGAGATGCTCTCTATAAAGTTTTAGAAAACGACAAAGAACTAAAAGACAAATACGAAAAAGGAGAATAATATGAGTACAAAAACATATTTATCAATGGTCGCAAGAGAAGATTTAGATACAGCTCAATATAAAATTGTTAACGTGCATGACGAAAACGGTATTAAATTGAGAGTGGCTGCAGGTGCTGGTGTACTTGGAGTTTTAGACAATGAACCTAAATCTGGCGAAAATGCAACTGTTGTTGTTGCTGGACTTACTCGTTGTTTTGCTGGTGCTACTATGGGCGCTGGAAACTGGGTAACTGTAACTGCAAGTGGGACTGCTACTGTAGCTACATCTGGAGACTACATACTTGGTAAGTCAATATCAGGTTGTGCATCTGGAAGTAACTTCCAATTGTTGATACAACACAACGGTTATAGAGGTTAAATTGTTCATTCATAAGGAGATAGAAAAATGGGATTAACAAGCAGAGATGTCCATATCGATATGCCTTTGACAAACCTCGTTGTTGGGTTTGAACCTCAAGGTTTTATCGTTAATGAAATCTTCCCAATAGTAAATGTAAACAAACAATCTGATGTTTATTACAAATACACAAAAGGAGATTTCTTTAGATTACCAGAAACAACAATTAGAGCGCCTAAAACAAAAGGTAGAACAGTTCATTACAACGTATCATCAGATACTTATTATGCAACTAACTATGCTCTATTAGACGAAATGGATTATGAAACATTAGCAAATGCTGATACTCCATTAAAGCTTAAAGAAAAAGCAGCAAGAAACATTACTAATCTTTTAACATTAGATTGGGAAAACAGGGTTGCTTCTCAGATTACATCTGGAAGTAATGTAGGTTCACATGCTGCTGTAGCTTCAAAATGGAACAGCTCAACTGCTGGTACTTCTGACCCATTCGCAGATATTCAAACTGCTAAATCAGCAATTAGAAGCACAACAGGTCTAGAGCCAAATTTAATTATTTTTGGTAAAGAAGTTTACAATGCTTTATTAAGACACGCTGACATTCTTGACAGAATCAAGTATGTTCAAAGAGGTGTTGTAACTACTGACTTACTTGCAGCTTTATTTGATGTTGAAAAAGTTTTAATTGGTTCATCAATTAAAAATACAGCAGAAGAAAATCAAGCAGACAGCTTCAGCGACATTTGGGGTAAGAACACAGTTCTTGCACACGTTAATGGACCTGAAACAGATGGAAAAGAACCTTCATTAGGTTATTCCTTCAGATGGAGCAACCCACTATTAGGTGGACAACCATATGCTGTTGAAACATGGGAAGACCCAGACCATGGTAACTACACAAACTTAAGAGTACAATACTATCAAGATGAAAAGATTGTAGCTCCTGAGTTAGGTTACTTATGGACTGACTGTGTTGACTAAACACTATATGTGGGGGAGCTTCATGCTCCCTCATACTACCCATAGTGCATGGGACAAAAGCACTCCATAAGTCATGGGCTACAAGACTCGCATAGGTCATGCGTTAAAAGACACATCACTAATACGAGGTGTTAATATGACAAATGTAAGTTCTTCAGCAATAAGAGTTTATCAAAAAAAAGTACAAGCTAAGAGAAGGTTTTGTTATTTTGTAAAAATGACAATATTATAATTTCTTATTTAGCAAATCTTTATAAAGGGTGACAAAAGCAATTGTGGCTACATCAGGCACAACACCATTGCCTAGGAGTCGCAATCTGTCCACCCTTTTGGAAGCCCCATTAGTTGCTCTACCCAATTTGGATTCAACTCTAGGCTCTTCCCAATGTCTAACAGATTCGGCAGGTCTTGACACTCTTCGTAAATCATAGCGTCTCTCAGCTTTGCTCCATAAGTTACTTCCGGTCTGTTTTTCTTTCTTAGTTTCCATCCTTTATCTCCTCTTTCTATTCTATCAGTTTGTTTACCACCTTCTGTATCACCAACAGATGGTGTAGGGTACATTAATTGTGCTTTGATTCTAACTTGTGTGAGCAAAGAATTTATCTTTCCCATAGCAATAAATTGTTCTGAATTACCCATGTTAGAAGCTCTTGGTGTTTGCCAATTATTTTTTTCATCTATTTTTTCTGCAAGGGCAAAAACAGTTGCAGTTATTGGGTCTACTTGTTCTCTTAAATTACAAGGTCTTCGTCTTCTATGTGTTTCTTCAATTTGTTTCTTAAGAGACCTCTGGGGTAAGTGGTCCATAGTGCTTGGAGTAGCCCAAGATAAAGACTCTTTTTCTTTGGTGTGGGTGACCCACTTCACTCGCTGAGAATACGCCCCACGAACATTCGTAACCTCTTTTGTCCAAGTCTCTAAGGACATCAAAGAGTACGGGATTACCTGTGTCTCCACTTCTTGTTGAAATGATTCCCTCAACATTTTCGAGGAAAACCAATCTGGGTTGACATTCTGATATCCCATCTGCAATAGATGGATATAAGTGTCTTTCGTCATTAGTGCCTTTGCGAACTCCAGCAGTAGAGAAGGGTTGGCATGGAAATCCTGCGCTGATGATACTAACGAGTCCTCGAAACTTTCTGTATGGGAAGGTTTTAACATCTGTGTAGATAGGCGCTGGAGAGATTTTTTCTTCTTCCATCTTTGCAACCAAGTTTTGGATTGCGTATGCTTCCCTCTCCACATAAGCGAGTGTTCTGAGGTTTGGGAAAATTCTTTTGAGTCCAATCCCAATGCCTTCATATCCTGTGCATAATGATAAATAGGTAAGTTCTTGGGTACTATCCACAATTATCTATACTCTCCCTCAAAAGGTTCTGACTTAGCTTTTAAAACAATTTTCATCCAAGCTAAATAATCTTCATTACTTTCAAACCTAGCTGTTACATCTTTACCATTATAAGTAGTATCTTTAAGATTTATATCTACATAAGTTTTATATTCTAAACCACGACCGAGTAAACTTAATGCCTCTGAGTAAAAATCTAATCCATCTGATAAATAAAAATGAACTTGTGAATTATCACTATTTAAAAACTCATGTTTAAAAGAGGCAATAGCTTTTTCTAAATACATGATACCTTCAGGTGTTAAATTACCACCATTCTTTTCTGCATCATATCTTGCTAAATGTACCCAATCTCTAATCATTAAAAACTTACCTAGGTTTCTTTCTGGATAAAGTTCTCTGTCTTTTAACATCAGATTTATATTTCTCATAAATCTTCCTCTTCTACCTTCCTCTGTGAAGTAACCATCATGAGCAATATTTACATCTGACAATATTGTGCTTTGTCCTACACCATCATTTATTTTTGTTTCTGGGTGTTCATGCACAAAACCAAAAAATCTTACATCTCTATGATTTCTAAAAAGTCTAATAGGCATATCAATTTTAAAACCACCTGGTGGGTCTACTGTAAAGTGATGTTGTTTAATTGAATAACCTTTAAACCAATTGTGTCTTAGATACTTATATAAGTTTGGCAATTGTGTAAATTCTTCATCATCATCAATCCACAATATCCAATCGCTCTTTGCATCTCTAATAGATTCGTTTCTTGCAGTATCAAATCCTATCTGTGTTGCAGGTTCGCAAGTTCTAATTTCTGCACCAAAACTTTTGGCAATATCTACTGAAGAATCTGTAGAGCCATTATCAACTACAATAATCTCATCAGCTACAGGACTTACTGATTTAAGACACCTTCTCAACATATCTTCTCCATCTTTTACAATCATGCAAACTGATACTGTTTGTCTTGGAGCTTGTATTGTAAGCTTTCTATCCATGTTAATTTTCTTACTTTTTATCTTTGGATTTGCAGTCCATGTAACAATCCACCAACCAAGGTCATCATTAACAGCACTATTCCTAGGTCCAGAACACATTTGAATAGAAAAATTATCTTTGTGACTAAACATTTCTCGCAAGTCATTTCTTTCATAATTCCAAAGGTGTGCTTTTCTAACATCATCCCATTGACCATAAGGAACTGTTATTGCAACTAATCCACCTCGTTTTACTGAATGTTCCAACTTGTCAGCAAAATCCCAAGGTTCTGGTTGATGCTCTAATACTTCACCACAGAAAACTACATCATGTCCATCTTTCTCTAATTCAGTTGGACAACTAGCTTGGACTAAACTTATCTTAGAAGAATCCTTTAAATTGCTGTTTAAGAAAGATTCAGTCAAATCTAACTCAGCACTTGAGATATTGACAGAAGTAACATCTGCATTAAAGATTTGTGTGAAGATAGCACTTTCGTTACCTATGCCACTTCCATAATCTAGAATGTTAGGATAAGAGATATTACGTTCTGTCAAATATCTGTTTATAGTTTGAAGAGCAACATCTACTCTTGCATATCTTTGTATTTTTATATCACTTATTTTAGACTCTAATTCTTCTTTAAGTTCTTTACCTAATTCTTCGTAAAAAGGTTTGTATAGTTCTGGTTTATAAAGATAAGGATATTCTTGTTGTAATTTTTTTCTCCAAACAATATCATCTTTTGTTAACTGTTTCAAAGGTATGATTTCTTCTTTGGTATACAAATGTTTTGCTAAAGTATATTTATTAGAAACTCTTTCTTCAAAAAGAGACAATAGTCTTTCTTCCCATTCTTTTGCAATTGTTGACCAGTCATTTCGAGAACTTATCTCATATCCATTTTCTTGTTTTTGTTCATATAGAAAATCATCTTCTAAAAGTGTAAATACATGGTTTACAAACTTATCTTGATACTCTTTTGATTTAGCATTACCTTGAACTAACATAGCAGACCTATGTTTAGTTGTTTCTGGCAAAGCACCTACATCAGTACAAACCATTGGCAATCCACACATTTGTGCTTCCATAACTGTTATACAACTTGTCTCTTTAAAGTTAGTAGGATAAACATAAAGTCCAGATTCTTTGTAGAACTCATATAAATCTTTTTTAGTCAATGCTCCAAGGTGCTTGACATCAAAACCTCTTTGTTGACATGATACAATTTCATTTTGCAACTGTTGATAGAATCCTGCCATTTCTTGAGTAGTATTGTCATAACCTGCAATAGACAACGAAACTTCTTTATCTCTTGCCCAAATCTTAGGCATGATATCATATAGCAAAATATCTAGACCTCTTTCTGGACGACTTGTGTAAACTAATCTTTTTCTGTTTCTATTCTTATTGCTTTTGGGTCTTTCAATTAAATCAATTCCATTTCTTGTTCTCCAGAACAAATCTTTATCAACTTGATATATGTCAGCTTGTTGTTTGATATGAAATTCAGATAAACACCAAACCTCATCCATATTCCACAAACCACCATGAAAAGCTTTTCTCTGACTTTTAATTGCAACATCATGTTGCCACAAAAATC